GTTACACAGAACGATGCAGTATCAGAGACAGATGTTGACGATACATTGCTAACTGTGAATGTTCGTACAATTGCCGGACAGCAGGATTTATCACGCCAGGCAATTGAGCGCGGAACAGGCATTGATGTTTTCGTTGCAGCAGACTTGATCAAGTCATGGCACACAACACTTGATTCACAGATTCTTAACGGTGCAGGCACAGCAGGCACAATCAAGGGTCTCCGTGCATCAGGCGGAAACGCAATCACATTCACATCAACAGCACCAACAGTTGGTCTTTTGTATCCAAAGCTCGCAGATGCGATCCAACAGATTCAGACAAACTCATTCACAAACCCAACACACTTCATCATGCACCCACGCCGCCTTGCATTCTTGCTTGCAGCAGTTGACAGCACAAACCGCCCATTGGTAGTGCCAGCCGCTAACGGCCCAATGAATGCAGCAGGTGTTGGAACAGGTGGTTCTGCATACGGAAACTCCGGATATCAGATGATGGGTCTCCCAATCATTACTGATGCAAACATCGGAACAACATACGGAACAACAACAAACCAGGATGAAATCTATGTTGTCAACGCAGGTGAATCTCACCTTTGGGAACAACCAGGATCACCATTCACACTTCGTTACGATGCAACAGGTGCAGGCAACTTGACAATCAAGACTGTTGTGTACGGATACGCTGCTTACACAGCAGAGCGTTATCCACTAGCAGCCTCAATCATTTCAGGAACCGGATTGAGCGCACCAACCTTCTAATTTGAAGGTTCTTCAATAGTGTGAAGAGTGGGTAGGCTCCCCCCGACTTACCCACTCTTCACCTCTAAGATTCGGGGGAATCACATGAAAACAGGTCACAAAGTAACAATCGGCTCTTGCGATCCAGGAATGGTCAATGGCGCTTTTGCTTTCAGACTAATCCAACTCTCAGGAGCTAGAAATTCAAAACTCGGCCCATTTGTGCGAGTCAAAGGTTCAGGGTTATTGTCAAAGCAACGCAATCGTGTTGTAAAACAATTTTTAGAAATGACCGATTCCGATTGGTTATTGATGTTGGATAGCGATGAGCAACTCTCAGTTGAAGCATTTGATGCTTTATGCGACACCGCCCATGACAAAGAACGCCCTGTTGTTGCAGGTTTAGTCTTTGCAGGTTTCGGTGTTCCTGGCAAAACTTATCCAAAACCCGTTCCTGCAATCTTTCAGGATTCACCACAAGGATTCTTGCCCTTGTATAAATATGACAAGAACTCAGTTTTTGAAATAGATGCAGCAGGTACAGGTTGTCTGATGGTTCATCGAAGCGTGTTGGAAAAGATGCGCGAGGTCGCAGACCCAAATCAAGGCAAAGATTGGTGTTGGTTTTGGGATGGGCCTGTCAATGGTGAATGGATTGGTGAGGACTTACTTTTCTCACGCAGAATCAAATCACTTGGCTACCCAATCCATGTGAACACTTCAGTAATACTTCCGCACCAAAAGTCGTTTTGGTTAGATGAAAGTCATCACGAAGCATGGAAAGACTAAAGAAACTTCTTCGCAGAAAGCCGAAAGAAACGGCAACTGCGGAGCCACAATTAGAACGAGCAATCCTGCCGAAAGCAGAAAAGAGGATAAAGCGTGGCGATCACTAACGGTTACTCCACACTTGCCGAGTTGAAGGCAGCATTGACAATCAGCGATGCAACAGATGATGCAGCTCTTGAAGCAGCCATCAATGCAGTAAGTCGAATGATTGATGACTACACAGGGCGATTCTTTTACAAAGACGGCACAACGCAAGCACCTGTTGCTCGTTACTACACCGCCCTTGATCCCTGGACAATGAATGTTGATGACATCACCACAATCACACAGATTGCAACTGATGACAACTTCAATCAATTGTGGGATACCGTGTGGTCAACAAGTGATTTCATGGTTGAACCCATCAACAACCCACGAAGAGGGTGGCCTTTCACGCGAATCCTTGCAATTGGGCGTTATGTATGGCCTTACTATTTGCCACAGGCTTGCAAAATCACAGGTGTGTGGGGTTGGAGTGCGGTGCCTTATGAGGTGCAATCAGCTTGCTTGATTCAATCCTCACGCATCTTTGTTCGCCGACAATCACCATTTGGCATTGCAGGAACACCTGAACTTGGAACTGTCAGACTTACCTCACGCCTTGATCCTGATGTTGAAGCCTTACTTCGACCTTTCCGCAAGAACAATGGGTTGGCAAAGTAATGAACCCAAGTCAAGTTCGAGATGGTCTCAAAACAAGATTGCAAACAATTTCAGGCTTACGAGCCTATGATTTGATTCCTGACACAGTAGTTCCGCCTTGTGCGGTAGTAGGGCAATTAGATTTCACATTCGACATTGACAATGCTCGCGGTCTTGACCAAGCGCAGGTTGATGTCCTTGTGATTGTGCAACGCTTTTCAGAGCGTGCTGGACAAGACAAACTTGATGCATACCTTGCAGGTTCAGGCGCAAGTTCTATCAAAACAGCAATTGAAGGTGATCGCACTCTTGGGGGAACAGTCAACACCTTGCGAGTCACAGGTGCCGAAGCAGGTACTTATGATTCACAAGGAGTCACATTTCTTTCCTATCGTTACAGAATCACGATTTGGGGATAAGGAGAACCAATGGCATACACCGTCATCTCAGATCGAGAGGTCTGTGGCAAAAAGAAGGGTGAGTCAATCACCGACAAAGAACTTGTTGATGCAGGAGTAAGCGCACAAGCACTCATTTCTGCAAACCACATAAAGGCAAGCAATGCAGTATCACCATCCATCAAACCAGCAACAGAAGGAGTGACCAACTAATGGCACGCATCGTTCTTACAAACGCCTTCATCTCTGTTGGTGGAGTAGATTTGAGCGACCTAGTCAGCTCAGTCTCGCTCTCATCAACATTTGATGTCGTAGAAACAACAGCATTTTCATCATCAGCAACAAAGACTCGCGTGGCAGGTCTTGCAGACAATTCAATCACTCTTGAATTTCATCAGGATTACGCAACAGGCGAAGTTGAACAAACAATTTATCCATTACTTGGAACAGTTGCAGCCGTAATTGTGAAGCCAAATGGATCAACAACAAGCGCATTCAATCCTTCATACACTTGCAACGCAGTAATTTCAGAATGGACTCCACTTAACGGAGCTGTGGGCGAACTAGCCACAGCAAGTGTTTCTTGGCCTGTAACCGGCGCAATCACTAAGGCGGTTGTGTAATGGCAAGAATCGTTCTCACAAATTGCTATGTTCTTTTCGGATCAACCGACTTGAGCGATCACATCAGTTCAGTCTCATTGAGTTCAACTTTTGACATCGTTGAGACCACAGCATTCGGACAAACTTCAAAGACTCGTGTTGCAGGTCTTGCAGATAACTCAGTCACTCTTGAATTTCATCAAGATTATGCAACTTCAAGCGTGGAGCAGACAATCTATCCAACGCTTGGAACAGCAGTTACAATTGCAGTCAAGCCTGCTAACGCAACAACAACTGCCATCAATCCGCAATACAGTTTTTCTGCGGTTGTGTCAGAATGGACTCCGTTGAATGGTGCCGTGGGCGAGTTAGCAACTGCAAGCGTGTCGTGGCCTATCAGCGGCGGAATTACAAAGACAACAACATAAAAAACTAAGGGGGAAACAAAATGGATGGCTTATTCATAAAGGTAAAAACAAACGATGGAACGGATGCAACATATTCATTGCGACCACGAATCATCGTTGACTTTGAACAAAAGTATGGAAAAGGACTCGCAAAACTTATTGGCGAAGAACAAAAGCTAGAGCATATCTATTATTTAGGTTGGCTCGCGCTTAGAGCAAACGGAAAAGTTGTCAAACCCTTCGGCCCTGACTTCTTAGATACACTAGAAGCAGTCTCGTTGGACACAGACCCAAATTCCGAATCCACAGAAACAGCCTGACCTATTCAATAGCAGCGGTTTCTGTGGAGACAGGTATATCTCCAAATGATTTGCTTGATGCTCCCGATGGCATACTTGAAGCAATAGTCATATACATGAAAGAACGAGCGAAGGCGCGAAGCAATTAAATGGCGGAAATCAATTACAAAGTTGTGATGCAAGGTTTAACCGAAAACATCATCGCTCTTGAACGCTTCGCGCCTGACCTCAAAAGAGAATTAAATAAAGAAATTCGCGGAATTCTTGCACCAATTGTGCTTGAGGCAAAAGGCTATCTTCCAAGCAATGATCAAATCCACCCTTCAGGATGGCAAAAAGGCGGATTCAAAAGATTCAATGGAGTCGGCCCATTAGCACAAGATCAAACTCGCGGATTCATTGCCTATGATGCCGAACGAGCTAAAGCAGGAATCAAGCAAACAGCCGCAACTTCTAAGAAGAACGGCACAGGATTTCGCAACACTTACGGAGTCATTCAGCGTGACCCAGGTGGTGCAATCTTTGAAACGGCAGGTCGTGGAAGTGGGGCATCACGCTCACGAAGCAAGACAAGCCGTTCACGCAATCCACAGGCTTCGCAACACTTTATTGGTGTGATTCAAAGAGAACACGGTGTTTTGCCAACTGCTCGTGGTGATGGTAAAGATAAAGGTCGCGCACTTATTCGTGCAGTTGATAACAACAGATATAAAGCATTGAACGGCATTCGTGATGCAGTTGAAAAAGCATCTGCAAAAGCACAAGCACGAGTTGATTCCATTGTTAGTCAGAGAGAGGTGTAAATCGTGGCAATTGTCGAGCGCATAATCACCGTCTATAATGACAAAGGTTCAAAGCAAGCAGTCAAAGACCTCAAAAACCTTGAAGCAAAGTTTATTGATTCAGGAAAAAAAATTGGCAAAGCCTTTGCAGTTGCAACAGTTGCAGTTGGCGCTTTTGCAGTAAAAGTCGGCGTGGATGCCGTCAAAGGCGCAATGGAAGATCAAAAGCAACAAGCAGCATTGGCAACAGCTCTTCGCAACACAACAGGGGCAACCAACGAGGCTATTGGTGCAACTACTGCATATTTAGATCAACTTGAACTTCTTGTTGGTGTTGACAACAATGAATTGATTCCTTCACTTCAAATTTTGACAACAGCAACAAGAGATGTGGCACAGGCTCAATCCTTACAGGCTTTGGCACTTGATATTTCAGCCGGTGCATCAAAAGATTTAGGAGCTGTTTCCGTAGCACTTGCTAGGGCGCTTGGTGGAAACATTGGCGCACTCACAAGACTTGGTGTTCCACTTGATAAAAATGCAGTAAAGGCAAAAGACCTTGATGCAATTTTGAAATCTTTAAGTGAAACATTTGCAGGACAAGCTGAAAAACGCGCTGAAACTTTTGAATTTAGAATGATCAAATTGCAGTTGGCATTTAATCAAATTGTTGATCAAATTGGTTATGCACTCATTCCTGTTTTGGAAGAATTTGCAAATTACATCACATCAAATGTCCTACCTGCAATTCAGGAATGGGTTGGTACAAACAAAGACCAACTTGCAGAAGGTTTGAAAGATGTCGGCACAACTCTTGTCACAGTTGGCAAGTTGTTGGCAGGATTCTTCAAAACTATTGCTGACAATTTGTGGGCAGTCAAAGCATTTGCTGCAATCTTTATCGGCGCAAAATTAGCAACAGGTATTTATGGCATTGTCACCGCCATCGGTCTCTTACGAGCAGCTTTTGTCAAGCAAGCAGCAGCAGCAACCGCTGCCGGCACCGCAACCGCGTTCGCCACAGGCGGTGCTTCGGCAATCGCAGCAGCAGCAGCCATTGGAACTTTTGTCGTAGCAGCAGGTGCAGCATATGTTGCAATCAACAAGATGACAGATGCAACCGATAAAGGTGCAGCATCAACTCAAACATATAATTCACATTTGAGCGAACTTAATGAATTTGCAAAGCAAGTTGCAGCAGCAAACATCAAGAACAACAAAATTGTCACCACAACAACAACTAACACAAAACTTCTCACGGCTGCTGAAAAGAAAGCCGCTGAAATGCGTGCTGCAATCAAAAAAGCAGGTCTTGACAAATTTGGCATCAGAAATGTTTCAGATACAGACCCAATTCAGCTTGAAGCAGCACGCCTGAATCTTCTTAAGCAAAACAATTTGCAAGAACAACGCCGCCTTGAAGCAGTTCTTGAAAACATGAAAGCGCAAATGAAGGCAAATGAAGCCGTTCAGCGATATGTTGATTTGCTAGGAGTCGTTGCGGATCAGACCATTTCACCTGAAGAAGTCATCCTTCTTGCTGGCAAGTGGGGTATTAGCAAAGAAGCCGTTGTCGCTTACACAACCGCCATCTTTGCAGTCAATGATGCAAACCTTTCAACAGAAGAAATTGACCTGCTTGCAAAGCAATGGGGAGTCACCAAGCAACAGGCAGAGATGTATCTTGACTTCTTCAAAGCAATCAATGATGGCAAGCTAGATCAAACCGAAGTTAATGCTTTGATGGATAAGTGGAAACTGACTAGCAAAGAAGTTTCAGATTATGCCAAGAAGATTTCTGAAGGTGTAACTCCATCAGATTTGTGGCCAACACCTGGCAACCAAGCAGCACAATCTTGGCGTGATGCTCTTGCAGCTTTGAATGCCTACAATGCAGCAGTTGGAGCAAAACTTGCACCGACACCAACACCAACACCTGGCGGTGGCGGTGGTGGCGGCGGCGGTGGCGGTGGCGGCGGTGGTGGTGGTTTCGTGGCTACTGGCAAAGCAGCAATTGAAGCATTGACACCAAG